CGATAAAGAAAATCTTTTTTTGATCCTTTCATTTCTTCATGAAAGTCAAGAATAGCATTTAAATCACCAGATTGTAATGCAGTTCGAGCAAGATTGAAAACTCTAACAGGACTAGACCATTCCACTATTCGTTGTTCTGCCCCATTTGTGTTTTCTAGTAAAGAATTAGAAAACTGAATTTCTGTTTGATAGTCTTTGTCTGGAATAATAGGAAATTCAGGAATATTTACTGGGTAAGGATCATCAGGAAAATCAACTGGATCAGTGACACGAATGATGTCAATTATTACAACATTGTAAGCAAGTTTCTTGGATTCGCTTACAGTACCAGAGTAAGTGTAGTTTTTACTGGTTCTCTCTAAGGGGATTGTGTCAGCGATTGAACCAGTATAGCGAGAGTTATACTGGTTTTCTGGAATAGAGAAAATACTTACTTCTTGACCGTATTTGCTAACTATTTTCCAAAATTGACCAAATAGGTTAATTCCACCAACAGTCTTTAATGTCGGTTCTTTGTCCCACGAAATCGGTATGCCAGTACGCCAAAATATAGGATTATCTTGACTCCCATTTAAGCTTTTTTCTCTAGCAGTTCCAAAAACGTGATAATAGATCATACTAAACCAACCCTGTAGCCCACACTCTCATTAATATTGATTCGTTCCCCATTTTTCCGACACAAATCGAATGTGGATTATCGGAACCATCAGGGTCTATTCCAGTATTTCTATAGATTTGTCCCACGGGAATATTTAAGGTTGTTTTCAATAAATTAGGAACTATGCCTATCGCTTTGTTCGGAGCATCACGATCTCGAAGAACTAGGTTTGTGGCGTTGGCTCCAGGCGTGGCCGTCTGGCAAGAAATAGCGTAATTAGCAATTGGATCGGCAGTACCCGGGACTGGGAGGCTTATTGGTTTTCTAACAGAATTATTTTCTAAGTCTGGCCGCCCAGCACTTAGAAAAGTTTGGTTGCTGTCCAAAAAATAGTAATAAGCATTGCGAGGAAATGCAATACCTGAATACAAAGGATCTTTTACAAAACCTATACTGCGAAAAAAGTAGGCGCTAGGATTTAAACTATTCCCAGAATAAGCACAGGCAAAAATATTTAAGGAAGAATTATTTAGTACACAATAATAAACAAGATTTTCACCTAATCTTAATTTAAGCGGATCGTTAGAATCGGCAGGATTGACATAGAAAACTGTATTCTCAAAAACAGTATTTGTACCATTTGTATTTCTAGAATTTATTGTCCGGTTATTAAATCTAAATTTACTACCTGAAAAAAACTGTGCGGCGCCGGCTATTATAACTGGCCGAGTCAAAACCTCATTAGGATGAGGAAGTATTAAAAAAAAAGAATTGGGATCAGAGTTATTCCAAGTCGCACAAGTTTCTCCAAAAGAAGTATTGATCCAACTTACAAGAGTCGAATAACTTAATCCTATTTGTTGCGAGCTAAAAACTTGATTATTGGCTCTAAAACCAAAATAGTAATTACCAACGTTATCTTGATTAGTTAAATTAGTCATGGAGTTCTATCAAATCCTGAGTTGTTAAGGTCAAAAGCGCAATAAAGAAACTGTCCATCTACCGTATCTACAGGACGCATACTATAGTTGTTAAGGTCAAAAGCGCAATAAAGAAACTGTCCATCTACCGTATCTACAGGACGCATACTATTAACAATAGCATTGCTTAGTTCGCAATAAGTAAATTCACCGTTAGGAACAAAAGGATTAAGAAAAGGAAAAAACAACCATCTAGACATATTTTCTTCCTATAGTAAAAAATAAATGCTCAGGATTATTAACAGCAGAAACAACAAGTTCTAACCTGCTTCCTATGCCAAGAAGATTCCCTGTTGTCACGGGAACAGTTAGTCGAGTAGAAGTAATAGATAGATTATTTAAATTAGGGACATCTATTCCATTAATTTTAACCGATATAGTAGCTGTGCCAGATTCAGTTACGGCACTAAAGCTTAGGATATTATACCCTCTTAATAAAGCAAAATCAAGAGGATAAGTTTGAACAATAGGAGCTTCTATATCCCCAGAATATTGTTCGGTATTATCGTTAATACTATTAATTTGATTTTGGAGTTTGCCAAAAGCCTGTAAAATATTATCAGTAGCAGTTATTGCGCCACCAGTAGTTATATTTAAAGCCGTCAATGAAGTTGATAAAACTTTTGAGAAGAAACCGAAGAATCCTTTATTTCCTGATTCTTTCCCGTAGAAAGTATCATTACTAGGATTCCCTACAATTTCATCGGCTCTAGCCACTGTCCCGAACGATGATCCCCCGTAATCAGCGATAAGCATATCCCCCATGACTGTTGTTTGCCAATCCGTGCCATTAAAAAATATTACTTCTCCAGAAACAAGGAAAACTGTTAATCCAGTAAAAGGCTGCCAGAATTTCCAAGTTCCTGTAGGCAATCCATTCAAGCCAATTACAGGATAAGCTATCTGATTAGTCTTTCCCGCCCACGCCCCAGTAGCTCCTGCGGGGACAATATAGTAGCTATCTATACTTTGAGGACTTGGGGGTGTGGTAAGGGTATAGGAAAGAATAGGAGCAGAGCCTATAGAAATAAGTCTAAATAGCTCGTTCGCTATTTGTTCTTTGTATTCCTGGGAAGATGCCAGTAATAATCCATTAGAGCCGAATATTGTCCCAGCCATCTCCAAATTCCTCTGCCATCTTAGCTTTTACCCAGTTATTGTTCTCGATTTTACAAAGACTTTTCAAGTAAGCTTCGTAATTATTCAAGTCATTTTCATTATAGTCTTTTTTGAAGATTGCGTGTAACTTCCAAGATTTAGGGGGCATCCAGTCTTTGCTTAGTCTAGGATTTTTAAATGTTTTTACCATCCATCCCCGGACACTTTCAATATGCTCACCTTTTTTGTAAGCTTGTCTGAGAGCGTACTTGTAGGCTAGGTATAATTCCCTATCTTTATCGTGAATTATAATCTCTAGTCTTTCGTTAGCGATTTGTTTCTTTTCTTTTGTTGGAAATTCATGTCCACAATGAGGACAAATACGAGCGGAAGCGTAGGTTATTTTATTGCAATTTTCGCACTCTTTAGTCGGAGCTTGTCCTTTTTGGGTATCAGAAGATGTAAAAAGCTTAGGATACTCTACATCCTCGATAAATCCATGCTCGGTTACGTTCCCCGCTTGATCCAAAATCAGACAATCAATCTTGTCTAACCAGCTACAAAGCCGTTGACCCCGACCAGTCATCTGAATATAAAGAGTTCGGCTTTTGGTCGGTCTGGCGTGAATAATACAAGAAATTGCGGGTAGGTTGAACCCTATTCCGCAAGTATTGATATTTATAATCCCCCGCAATCCTAATTCAGCTACCTTTCTAAATATTTCTCTCCTTTCCTGCTCTGGTGTTTCGGCTGTGATAATGGCTGTGGGAACACCCCTCTCATTAAATTCTGTGCAGAGGCTTTTAGCGTGTTCCACACCCGCAGCAAAACAAACAAATTGTCTCCCTTGACCGAGCCTGCGATACTCGGAAACTGTTGATTTTACCGCCTCAAGACAACGAATTTCTAACTGACTAGCATCAAAGTCTCCACCATTAATTTTTACCCCTTTAGTGTTTATTTTATTTTTAGTTCCAAAGTAAACGCAACCGACAAGCGCACCCCGTTCAATCATTTCTTTTGGAGTAGGGCCAGTTACTTGAACCTCAAAAATATCTCCTAGCTCTTCACGTTTCGACAACCGCCACGGGGTTGCCGTTAGACCAATTACGAGACGATTATCTACTGGTAGGGTTTTCCCCGAAAAAAGGTGCTGTTGCTTACGAATTACTTCCCATGCCGAGTTTATTTCTTGTAAGATTTCTTTTGATTCAGCGTGAACCAGGCTAAGGTGCTTGCATTTTTCTTTAGCTTCCTCAAAAGTAATTTTGTAAGGCTCTATGTCTTCTCTTTCTACAGCGATACCTAATACTGCTAATTCGCCACGAATGTCTTTGATTGAGGTTGTTTGCTTACCGTTTTTAAGATTGGGAAAGCTATCTTTAAACCATTGGCAGTAAGCTGATAGATGAACTTCATCGGCTAGTATTACTTCGGGATTAAACCAAGTAATATCTCGTCCTCTAGATAAGGTTTGAGTCGTTGCAATTTGTACTAATTGGTTTCTATCTTCTTTGTAGTTACCAGCAATTACCCCAGCAGATAGTCCAAATTTTCCTAGAGTTTCTAGGGTTTGCTCAATAAGTACCGTAAAAGGTACTACGATTAAAGTCCGTCGCTGTCTTTTTACGGCGGCATCGTAGATTATTTGACAAAAAAATACTGTTTTACCCCATCCGCAAGGGGCAACGACTAAGGCTCTTTTGTAGATTTTTGGATTTAGAGCGTCATACAGTTCTCTTTTAAGAGCTTTTTGGTCATCTCTTAATTGAATTTGTGGTTTAGTCGGTACAGAAAGTGTTTGTGTTTGTAGTGTTGGTGTCATGTTTTTATTTCAGATTATATTTTGGTTTCAATAAAATCTATAGTCAATTGTAACCAACTATCTTTTTTAACCTTTTTAGACAAATCTATTTTGATTTGTATTTCATTTTCGATAAAGTCTAAAATAGGTTTTATTATTGTTTTTGTTTCTGGTAGTAAAATATCCAAATCTTTACCATCTCCTTGTATTTTTTTCTTGTTTGATTTTATTACAACCCAACTAATATAAGGTACAGACTTATACTCTAAAGCTAAACAAGCTTCTGCTGTAACTATTAATTTTTTAGAATATTTATTTTGATATTCAATCCATACCCTGTATTGACATTGAGTTAGACTTTGAGAAAACATAGTATTCTTTTGCAGTGTTCCTTGTAGATAGGAAAATCCGTCTTCTGTCTTTATTTGCCATTCTGAGTAATTAGACTGACTAAAAGTTTCTCTACAAAAAACCTCAATTTGTTTTAATGCTTCTGTTTTGTTCATTAGCGTTAATCCTCAGCTTTAATTGTTTTGATAAAACC